GCGCTTTCGTCGCCTGGTTCGAGGACGAGCCTCTCGTAGTGCGGCGGCCAGCGCATCAAGAAACGGCGGCCACATTCGGGGCATGACCACTCCTCCGAGCCGGTATCGTCACGGCCCTGAAGAAGCATTTCATGCTGAGCCGTCACACAGTGTCCAGGGTCTGGTAGGTGATTTGAATCTGCGGGTTGGTCTCGTCGTCAAGCCCGGTGAAGCCGACGCTCTGGGTCACCAGCGCGGGACCGCCAGCCTTAGGAGACTCACCGTCCAGCTTGATGTTCGGGATGATGATGTCGAGAAGCTCGGGAGCACCACCAGAGGTACCCACGGTAGGCCCGGTGAACTTCAGTTCCAGCGCCAGCGAGGTGTCAGCCGCGAATGCGTTATACATCGTCGCTGCGGCCAGCCATTCCGCCGTGAAGGTACCAGTGATCTGGCGGAAGCCGTTCTCGATGGGTTCCGCCGCGAAACCTCCACCGCCCAGGAAGTACCTGGTGTCATCAAAGGCAACCGTGTGCTTAACGCTCGCGTCCTTGATGTTCGCCAGGGTGGTCGCACCGGACAGTGATACCACACCGGAGGCCAGCGTTGGCGTACCCGTTAGCAGGTTTGCCTCACGGAAGTGGAAGATGTCCATGCCCGGGGTGACCGTGAAGGTGGCTAGGGATGGCACGGAGCCGTTCAGCGGGTCGGAGTTACCCGCGCCGCCTAGCTCGTTCCTGCCGTCAACGGTTAGGTCAAGCTCAGCTAGCGCGCCAGAGGCGACGTTTATCGTCCATTCAGAAATCTTGCACCCGACGTATGTGAATGGCATGACCGTACCATCGGTGGTCGGGATTCCCTTCTGGAATACCAGTGAGTGACCACCAAGGTTACCCGGCTGGTGAATGGCCTTCTGGACCGTGGTGGTGCCGATCTGGGTAAGAGTTGCGTTCGCCTGGCCATAGGAGCCCAGCATGGCGAACAGAAGCTTGTTCAGCCTGCGGGTCTGGAGGTCCATCGTGATGCCGCCACCAGCATCATAGTTCGTCAGAACTCGACGCCCGGCACGGTCATATAGGCCACCACCGTGAAGGCCCTGGCCCTGTACCGTGGTCTTGGATAGGGCGAGCGTCTCCGTCTTGAACTCCAGCGGCAGTGCTGAAGCAAGCGACGGCGCTACCCCATATGTCGTCTCATCCATATAGACAAGCTGGGAGGCGATGCCTGAGCCGATAGCCATGGTCAGCCCTTACCCTTCTTCGTGTCCTTCTTGGGCGCTTCGTCTGAGACGAAGTCGTGTTCTGGTTCGGCCACAGGTCCGTCATCATCCTCGGCAGACGGCTCCGCTAGCCCCCTTGCCTCGTCCGATACCGTAGGCAGCGTGAACTCGCTTACGCGGTTACCGTCCTCATCCACCTCGGCAAAGTAGAGCGGAGAGAACTCGACACCATCGGGCACCACTACGATCTCGCCCCTCTTCCGAAGGCCGAAATCCTGTAGATGTACCAGTCTCATGTCGCTCCCTAGAACTTGGTGTCAACGCGCTGTGCGCCATGAATCTTGAAATCGATAGTGCCCACCGATCCGCCTCCGGTACCGCTGCCGCCTACGGTGGTGTCAGGCACGAACTCGTAGTCGGTCAGGTATGCCCATCGAACCGGGCCGGTATTGTCACCGGGATTAGCCGGTGGCACCGCGAGTGTGTAGTTGTTTGCAACCGCCTCGGTAAGGATATTGAACGCGGCTAGGGCCTCAGCCTCACGGGTATCGAAGTCGATATCGCCCTGCCAGCTTGAGACGCAGCAACTGATATCCCATTCTTCCTCGACCCGGTATGCCGGGCTAAGTTCCGCTGGCGACTGCAATGCGGTCCAGCCATATATCTGCACCGTCAGCGGGGCTGAGAACACGCCCATGCGCTTGCCGTACCAGAAGAAGGTGTCATCCGGAAGCAGCGGCTGCCAGATGGTCATCAGGTTCTTCCGGGCCTGTACGACCTGAATGCTCATGCCTCGTCCTTACCGGTCAGAACTGCGCTGGCCATTGGGTCTTTAGCTGGTCCTGGACCGGGATACCGCCATACAATTCCGGTGACTGGTTATGGCCAGTGATAGTGATGGACAGCGAGCCGGATGTGGTGGTACCTGCGGTGTCGGTGATGCCCAGCGTGAAGGTGAACTTACCCGTCGCCGTTGGCGTGCCCGAGATTCGCAGCTTGTCGGAGGCGGTCACGGTGAGCCCCGGCGGTAGCGCGCCCGTAGCCACGGAGGTGCCGGTAATGGCCGTAGCATTACCGGTAGTGGCAATACCCGCCTCGTATGCCTCATTGACGCGGCCGGTCGGAAACTTGGTGGTCTGGATGACAATATCTGCTGGCACCGGTTAACTCCTGTCAGAACTCAGTCGGCCACTGCACCTGAAGCTGAGACAGCAACGGTGCGGCGCGGAGCACGCCTGCGCCGGGCTGGTTGTGGATGGTGATCTGGTAGGACGGCGACACCACCGCACCCGCCGTGTCGGTCAGTGACAGCGTGAAGGTGAACGTTCCCGCCTGGGTTGGACGCCCGGTTATCCTGATGTGATCAGTAGCGTTCACTACAAGACCGCCAGGAAGTGCACCCGTGTTCACCGCGCCAACCGTCACCGCCGTGGCAGCTAGTGATAGCGCGAGCCCGGCCTCGTAGGGCATGTTGACGAAGCCGTCCGGAAGAAGAACGGTCTTATAGACAATGTCAGCCATTGATCAATCCTTCGGCTCGTTCAGTCGGTGTCGGTGCGCTCGCCCGCAAGCGGCCAGAGGGTCCTGATCGCGTGCGGTACGTCGAAGTCCTCGCTCAGAGGATCGATAGATGGCCTGCGCTCTACTCGCGTGCTTGCCTGGGCACGCTCTAGACGCTCCCTCAGGTCGTCGCGTTCCCTGCGGAGGGCCGCCTTCTCGGCGTCCTCCTTCGGTGCGACAGACTTCGCTGGTGCGGCAGGCTTTGCTGCTGCGGTGTCCTTGGCGTCAGTCATGACGTTACCTTTCTAGCCAATTATCGGGGCCGCGCGATACGGCTTGATCATTTCGAGAATCCTGAACGGGACTCCGTAGGTGGGCATCACGACGCCCGCCGCCGGTCCTGAACGGGCCATGTCCTGATCAATCGCCGCATAGCCATACTGTGAGGTCTGCTGGGCTGAGCGCTGCATCGCACCCTGCCACCATTCAGCGATCAACTCAAGCTCAGCAAGCTGGATGATCGGCGGGACCGGGTTCCTGCCTGCGGTGTAGACCACCCGGATATTGCCAGTTCCCGGTACGAACGGAACCACCACATTGCCGGAACTTCGCCGGGTGATGTAGCCATCCTGCTCAGACTCAATAGAGTAGGCATACTGGCTGCTCACGACCGGGCTGTTCGCCTGGACATAGTCCAGTTCGAATGTGGCGAACCCCCAGCCTTCCTCGATTGACTCAATGGAAATGATCGGGGTGTTCCACAGGAAGATCGCCTTCTCGCCGCCGTCATAGCTCTCATCAAACAACTGCGGGACATTGTTGCCAGTCTCTCGGCGCATGACCTCATCAGCGGCGTCGATGTAAATCTGGAGGTGCAGGTCGTCAGCGGTATCGGCAGCAGGGTACCTCAGATGTGCTCGCACCTGGTCAAGGGTGACGATGTTCACCATCTGAGGCTCCCAACTGCGCTCCTACGATTAGTGAGACGGGATGGGCGAGGGCGAGGCATTCCACTCGCCCACCCCATCCAGATCAAGAGGCCGGTGACTTGTACTCGACCACGGCGCGAAGGTCATTCGCGCGTGCGTCCATGCGGACGAAGCCAAGGAAGCCAACCTGTAGGAAGTCGGCGTAGCGCTCGTCAAGCCTCATCACTGAAGCCTGGGTCACCTGACGCACGACCATGCAGGTCTGGAAGTCACCGAACAGTAGACCGCCGACCGTGTTCAGGGTCGTGCTGATGTTTCCGGCGTTCTGGTCGATCTTCACCGGGTAACCGTAGACACGGTCATCGGCTCCGACCTGAACGTTCGGGTTCCACAGCGGGTGACCCTGGGTGTCGGTGATGGAACGAATGTTCCACAGAGTGGTGTCGTTCATCACCCAGGTGCAGCGACCGCTCGCGCGGTATGCCGGGTCCACCTTCGCGGTCATCAGCACGATGTCATCCCAGCCTGGCATTCCGGAAGTCAGCTTGTTAGCTGGCGTTGCGGAACCCAGCTTGGTGACGGTGCCACCAGCGGTCGGCTGGTACAGGCCACCCTGCGCACCGGACTTGACGCCATAGGCGGTCAGCGCGGTGGTAAGACCCATCAGGGCTGAGGTGCCGGTACCGGTGTATAGCTCGGACGCGACGAAGCGGCCAATGCTCTCACCGATGCGCTCGCGGACGAAGCCCTCAACATCGAAGGCGGAGTCGTTGATCGCTTCGAGGCCAGCCAGTGCAACGTTGGACGTAATGGTCCATGCGTTCATCTGGCCCTGACCGAACACGTAGTCCTGGAAGCCTAGCTGGCTACCCTGGGCTCCCACGTAGTTACCCACGATGGAAGTCGGGTCAACAGTCGGCCACGGCATCGGGTTACCGGTGCTGGTTTCGATGATCTTGGCCAGGTCCAGAAGGCCACCGAACTGCTTCAGCGCAACCTGGAGGTTGTGCCAGAAGCCCTGCGGGACCAGGAACCCAGCGTTGGACGCGCCACCGACCGTGTACAGGGCATTGGCGTCGTTGGTGGTACGGATTTCACCAGCAAGCAGGTTGCGGCGCTCCTCACCACTCAGCGCGGCGACACCACGGCGTAGATACGCACCGAATGCGCGCTCGTGCTGCTCCTTCTGGGTACCCTCGTACTGGTCACGAGAGACGCCCTGAAGATCGGCAGCTTCCTCGCGTGCGTCGTT